CTTTGCTTTCTCGTTTGCTATTGATTCAATCGTCTTTGCTATAGATAATTTAGCATCGGGCAATAATACCTTTGATAACTTATCTAAAGTAGCGTATGTTTCTTTTGTTAGAGAAACATTTTTATATTTACTCATGTCTGTCATGCGTTTCCTTTCATATTTAATAACTTATATATAGGTGATATTGTAGGATTGTCAATGAAAATATTATTAACTTTATTAATTTGTTCACAAGTTGCAGGTGCTTGTATGGAGCCATATAAATGGCCTGATAAGTTCAATACACAATATGATTGTCTTATGTTTGGCTATGAAGAATCTTTAAAAAAAATGAAAGAAATAGGTAGAACTGATGTTAATCAATATAATATGTTTGTTAAATTCTACTGCACACCAGAAAAACCTAGCATTTGACATTGTGGCAAAATAATGATAAAGGAAATTTAATTTCTCACCATTACCTACCCTTATTTTTTTCCCTCTTTAGGGTAGGTGTATCATCTACAGATACATCCTTGTAAACTACCACTACCATCATTCATAATGTGTAGGTTTAACGTGTCAACATATCCTGTTAATTTTAGTCTTAATATTTCGCACAGGTCCATGCAATCGACTTCGCCCAATAAAGACACATGTTCCATCATCTGCTTTGACAACGGAATTAATTGATATAGTCCGTCGTTTAAAATAATTAGCTCCATCTGCAAACTCCTTTACTAATTTATACCAAAGATCTTTGTAGTAAGGATCTTTAGTTTTATTCCAATTGTTAGCTGCTTCGTCTATTTCTTTTTGTGTCATCAAAAACTTTTGTTCCATGATTCAAAACACTTTTTAATCCTGGTGCTTTTATATTTATGTCAACACCATAAGACTTCCATGCTTTCTTCATTAGATTTAATTCTAACAACAGATGAGACCACTGACCCTGCGCTGCATCTTCTACTTTTATTGTTATTACTTTTTCTTTCATATCTATAATGTAGGATACTTCAGGATATTGTCAACCTTTACCTTGACCTTTATATCTAGTTTGTTTTTGCTGTCTTTTTTCGTGTTTACTTTTATTTTTCTTGTGTTGCCGTGCACCTCTTTTTTTAGGTTTATCACGAGGTGTAAAATGTTTAAAGGTTCTCTTGGCCATCTGTCCAATCTTTTACAAATACATTCATATCTTCTTGTCTAGTTATGTGTGGTAAGTAAGTTATCTTTCCGTTTATATGCTGTTCAAGATCAGCACCACAATTCATACATCTATACATTTCTTTTGTAAGTCCAACTAACATTGTGAACTCATCACACGTTGGACATTTGCCATTTACGATTTCCGCTGTAATTTTCATTAATCTAATATTAACTTCTTTATAGATAAAGATCCATCAATATTTTGCTCTAACTCTGCCATAGATTTTATGCACTGGTACTTGACATGTCCATCAGGTTTTAACTGACGTTTAGCTACACGTGCCCCCTTGAGACATTCAGACATCGAAGTTTGGATACGTGCCTCCTTGATCTCTCCTTGTACAATCATAAGTAGGGCTACCACTAACTCTGTCATAATATTTTACCTTTGTTAATACCTTGCTTTACAACGTACTTTTGTGTACCATGCTTGCCAGTTTCAACTTCTTTTTTTAAATTCTTAACAAAGTTCATTTGTTTAGCTTTCTTTTCCATGTCAGAAATATATTGCACAATTTGTCTAGTAATTCTTTCCATTTTCTCTAACCTTATCTTTTAAGTTTTCAATATCCTCTAATGCTTTTTCTAATTGTTCTCTTAAAAATTCTATATTAACTTTGTTTGTCATATTCATCTCTTGAGTTTGTTCCATTTTCTCTACGGTCTTATAAAGATCTTCGATCAAAAAATGTTGTTCCTGGTCCGTGGGCACTTGTTCACTTTTTTTTAACAAATCATTCTCAAACAACTCACGTGATGTCTCCAACGATACTAATCTCGCCGTAAGCTCCGTGTATGCGAACACGCCGGCTGCGACGAGCAAAATCAAGCTAGCAACCGTCTTCATCGGCATCTGCACGGCAGCGGATTCAGATATGTTTAAAGGTTTCTTACTCATTTATTTTTGGTTTTGGTAATGGTAATATTATATTCTCATCTGTCAAGTATTTCGGTATTTTTAGCTTCTTTTTACTGGGTTTTATGAATTTATCTCCCATTAAAGTGACGTCTGGATTCTCTTTTTTGTAATCATCTTTCATATCATCCCACAAACTTTGTGAATCAGATGGTCTAGTATTATCTCGTGTAGGAGTGACACCTCTGCATTTAGATACAAGTAAGGCAAAGTTTTCATTAAGAGCTAGACTAGGATTGCTATTTACTCTACCACACATCTTCATCAATTCTAATTGTTGTTTGATTGCTACGTTTTCTTTTGATGTTTTACAATCTGTACCTAAATATTTTCTGTAAGTAAATCTTATACCTTGTTGTTCATTTGTACTACTATCACTGTAATCATAATCAGTGTCTCTTCTCTCTGTACTAATTTCAAATTCTCCACATCTTACACCATACTCGTTAAGATATTCATTTCTAGGATAAGCAGGCTGCATAAATAAAGCCATAAAACAAAGCATAAGTATGAGTATCGCTGTAAATCTGTAATCCATCTTGGCTATCTCCATAATTCATTACCTATTTAAATCCTTAATATCATAGTCGTGTTCTCTGACTTGATCTGCTAGTTGTCTATATAAATTTTCTGCCATCTGCCACGTAGATTCTGCAGAAGTTAGTCTTGTGTTTTGATCTACAATTTTATCTTCAACTACTTTTAAATCTCTTTTTAAATCTACAATTTCTTGCTGACTAGTATTAATAGTATCTGTAAGATTAACAATATAACGAACGCCAGTAAATGTACCAACTAGCACTGAAGCTACTACCGGCACTAATACAAAATTTTTTTTTAATAAATCTGCTAAATTCATTTTTTCTTTTCCTCAATTTCATAGAAGAACTTGTCCGTATCTTCTGTACGCCAGGCTCTACTATCTTCTACATTCCATTCAGATGTTTGCACTTTCCAGTCAGGTATATTATCTTTTACAGTAAAAGAAGGTATATCCCATATACATCTATTGTTTGGTTGTGCTGCATAATTACCATCGTCTAATGCAATTATGTGAGCGCACTTATGTTCGTGCGGAATCTCTGAATGATCAGTGTCTAGTATATTACTCTCTGGGTGTGCAAAATCAACAGTAAATAAATATTTACCTGGATGCCATTTTTTATCTTTACCTATGTATTTGCCAGCTTGTCCGTCTAGAATATCCCAAGAATGCACAGAAGGATAATAAGAGAAACAATTCCAAAGCTGTAGTTCATCAAGTCTTCTGGTTGGTACGTCTTCGACTTTGAAACCACGTTGAATAAACGCGCTAATTGGGAGGCGATAAAAGATTGCACCGTTTTCCATAATAGCGTGCCATAAGATGCTGCGACCTGTAAGAGCGCTAATACCAAAGATAACACAGTCTTCAACTTCTCCATGATGTTTTTGTAAGTCATATAAATACTCCTTTTTTATTTGCGCATATACTACAGGAATGTTTGCATTTAAGTAAGCCATAAATTAACCTCATTTTATTGTACCCCAATTTGGTCCAGATTCAAAGTCTACTTTGTTCTTAACTTCAAGAGGTATTGTTTCTTGCATAATTTTTCTTATCTCTTCTGGTCCTTGGTCCGTGATCGAAATACAAAGCTCATCGTGTATTTGTATGTGAGGCACTATACCTTTTTTATGTAAATCTACCATAGCCTTCTTTGTCATATCTGCAGCGGACCCTTGTATCAATCTATTCAAAGCCTTGTAAGTAAATGCAGGTGTGTAGTATCTATCAAAATAATCCATGTAATTAGGATCTATTTTATTTTCTTTAAACTTCTCTATCATTTCAGCTTTAAATGCTTCTTTTGCTTGTTCCTCTGTGTACAAAGGCACTTCGTTAAATCTATTTGTTTCAGGATTCCATTCTTTGTTTGTTGTCTCCCACTTATTAAACCTGCAGAATCTGTCGTACAAAGTAAATAATAATTTATTCTCTTTTGCAAATTGTATTAATTCTTGTGATAGCTGTCTTACAAAAGGCACACGTCCATGATATTCATTAAATAATGCTTTTGCTTTAGCTTGATCTAGTCCTAATTCTTTCTGTAATTTTATCTTACCCATACCATAGAAAAGACCTAGGTTAATTGTTTTTGCCTGTTTCCTGGAGATATTAGCCATGTCAGCGACTATCTGATGGAAATCCGCATCGTCCTTGTCAAATTCTTCTTGGAGCGTCTCCGTGCCTGGTAGGCCTAGTTTAATTGCATAGTGCACTACAATACGTGGCTCCTGTTGTGAGTAGTCAAAGCTACCCCATTTACAGCCCTCTTCAGGTATAAATAGTTCTCTCATCTTTTTGCCGATATACCCTTTAGATGGTATCTGTTGTAAGTTTGGATTAGACATACTAAATCGACCAGTTACAGTTCCTCCTGCATCTGATCTAATCTGATTTATATCTGCGTGTATTCTTTCTTCATGCACATAATCTAACAAACCATTTACGAAAGTATTAACTGCCTTGTCATACTCTCTTGCTTTTGCAATCATACGTAAACATTTATTGTTATGTGTTTTTAAATAATCTTTTGGTAGTTGTGGCATCTTTGATTTTGGTGTGACCTTGTAATCTTTGATACAAAGATGATCTAATAATTTTTTAATTGATGCTGCAGCCCAGATGTCAACTTTTATTGTTGTAATACTTTCTATTGCATTTACAATTTGATCTCTACGTTTTTTAAGATGTCTGCCAAACGTAATAGCTTTTGCGACATCTATTCTAACGCCTTTGAATTTCATGTCAACTAAACATAAAAATAATTCTGTTTCTAATTCAAATATTTGTCTACAAGTTTTTTGTTCTCCATCTTCTTTGATGTATAATACTTCGTCTATTTTTTTATTAAATAGATTCCATAATTTATAAGTTAAGTTTACATCTTGTTTTGCATATTCTTTTACAATTGATGCAGGTAGTTTATGCATGTTAGTCATTGGGTCCTTAACTGTACCACCAGACCATTCTAATGTTTTTTGTTGTAAATCGTATTTGTATTTTTCTTCGTTGAGATAATCTTTTGATAATGCATCGAGTGAATATTTAAATCTGTTCTCATCAATAACAGATGCAGCTATCATAGTATCGACTATTCTACCTTTCATCATCTTACCAGTTACAGCTCTAATCCAACAAACATCATACATTGCATTGTGAAATACTTTTGTGATGTTTTCGTTTTGAAATATTTTATCATTTAATACTTCCCATATCTTGTCTATTCTTTCAGGATCTATGTCAGTATCTGAATGACGTAAAGGAAAGTATGATGTATCTTTACCTGTTGCAACAGCTATACCACAAATGAAACCATCGTTTCTTATAGCACCTAAACCTTTTGTTTTAAGATTTGGATCGTATGTTTCTATATCAACTGCAACTGTATCTACACCGTTTAGGTCTAGATCTTCTGGTGTATTACACATTATAATCTCTCTCCAATATCATTTCTAAATAGTGTATTGCCTTCTTTATATCTTGCTCTTTCCCTTTCGACTGATGTCGACAGATATACTTTATAGCATTACCCTCTGCAAAAAGCAATTTGTTCTCATTAATAAACTCTGCTGGTTGAATCTTCATCGATCGATAGTGCTTCCCACCTACCTGCTCTTCTAATGAAGAGTATGTTGTTCCTTTAAATATATCTTTGTGTGTCATCTTACTCCTAGTTTATATTTGTCTTGTGATGCTATTGTCCAACAGTCAAATCTGCCACGACTATACGCTACGTATTTTAATCTCAACTGACTAAAATAATCTTCTGGTCTAAATCTTGTGTCGTCTACTATGACATTATCAAAAGTTAAACCTTTTACGGTGTGAATGTTTGCATACTTAACTCTAACTTCACCGTTAAGATCACAACCATTTCGTAAAATTTTATTAATATATAATATTCTGTCTTCTTCTGTTTTAGTTCTTATTAATGCAAAGTCTTTTTGAAATTTTGAATTTTCTTTTAAATACTTATGATATATTAAATAATCTATATTGTATTCTCTATCTACCCATTCTTCAAAAGTTTCATCTCCTCTTCCATGCACTATAACTTTACTACCCATATAACTCCAAAAATCTTTTATTTGTTTTAATGGCATTGCTTTACCGCTTGCAAACTCTGGCCATAATTTATGACATCTTAATTCTTTCTTTGGTACGTGAGCCGTGTTCCCTACATGTGCAAACTCTATGCCGTGTTTCTTAAAAAACTTTTTAACCCATGCATCAGATGGCTTTTGACGATAAGTAAATAAAAAAGTCTCTTTAGTATTTTTTATTTTATCTAATAAAATTTCTAAAGCGCTACAATTTTTTTGTAGATTTGGGAGATAATAATGATTTCCTGTTATATCAGTAGCTTTCCATACTCTATAAGTTCCATAATGATGCCATATTGGAGCTATAATTTTTTTACATAAATTGTTTATAGTTTTACTACATCTATGTCCTTGTTCTAATTCCTTTGCACCTTGTGATAATTTATAAAATTCATGTGCATCTGCACCCGCCCATTCAAATATAGTTTGATCAGGGTCTCCCACAAACCAGTATTCTTGTGCATTAGTTGCAATTTTATCTAATGCTATTTTTTGTGTTTTATTACTGTCTTGTGCCTCATCTACTATCAAAGCATCTATGTTTGGTTCGACTGCTTTGTCTATAAATCTTTTAATCATATCGTGAAAATCTAATTTACCATTGTCTTTGTTATATTTTTCTACGATTGGTAACATTGTTTCTATATCAGTTATAGAATAGCCATGGTATTTTTTGTCAGATATTTTCCAATGTTCTTTTAAAGATCTGTTAAATCCGTATGCTTCTCTAACAAATTTAAAATACCCATGTTCTCTGTTATCAAATTGAGATTGTATTACTTTGTGTCTTTGAAATATAGAATCTATTCTGCATAAATTTTTATAATCATCATAGTCTAAAACTTGTTCTCCGATAGTTGCTTTGTTTTTACAATAGTGATGTATTGTACAAATGTTATGTTCTAATGCTTTTTTAGTAATGCCTTGCATTTCTGGTAGTTTTAATATCTCATCTTTAATTTCATCTGCTGCAACATTAGTGTGAGATAGAATTATAATTTTTTTGTAATCAAATTTTTTTAACAACTCTGTATATTTACTTGTAATAAATGTAGAAGTCTTACCTGTACCTGGAGGACCCACCATAAACTGAAGCTTACTCATTAGTAATCTCCTTGTATTCTCCTTCAACAATTAAATCTTCAACATCTACTGCTTGATTTATCATACGCCATGATACACAAGACTTACCATTAAACTTACCGTGATTCTTTTTTGCTTTAAGTATGTTTTGACATTTTATAACTAAATCTACTCTTGGTAAATTTACTTTCTGTCTATGTAAATAATCTTCAAACTTATCTAAACTAAATTCTAATATATTTTTACCCATGTTAAAATAAGGTAAACCAAAGTTTGCTAGTTCTTTTTTATTTGTATATGCTTTTTCTTCTGAAATATAATTTTTAAAATGTTTTTTAAATCTTAAATCTTCTTCTGCATCTTCAACATAATCTTTTGACTTCTCTCGTGCTTCATACTTTCTACGCATAATCTCTTCAAAGTCTGCAGCTTTCATCTCTGGAATCCAAACAGATGCTTTACTAATTACAGCATCATAAAATAATTTTTTATTACGAAGTGTAGGACCGTCAACTGTAATAGTTTTTTCAACGGCCTCCCCCTGTACTACAGCATTTATTTTTACAAAATATCTATCACTGCCATATTCTATTATTTGTCCGATAGATTGTTTTGCTTCTTCACTTGTAGCTTCTTGTACACCAATCCAACTAAACAATGTTGCTATTGTTTTTGTAGAGCACCCAATGATCTCTGCAAGTTTTGGCATACCAAATTTTCTGTTTGCTTTTTTGTGTGTTGTTCCTTTTTTCTTTCTTTTTTCTGCCTCTTCATCTTTTGCTGCAACAGCAATTTTATAAATATAGTCATCAATTTCTTCTGTGTTCCACTCTGTATGTTTTAACAATACTCCTGCCATAGCAGTGCAATAATCATCTCTTTGTCCTGATCCTGCGTATGTAATACACAAGGCTGCAGCTAAAGCAATCTTACCAAGATCAACTTTAATATTACCTGGGTATTCGTCAATACCATCGTATTTAACCCACTTAACAACTTCATTTGTTGTATGATATTTTGTTTCTGGAACTAATGTGTATTTATTTGCGCCATGTCTTATCTCACACAAAGTTGCACCATGACCATAATCTTTGTAATAATTTTCTAATTCTTTTGGTAGTGCAAATTTTTTATAGTCTGATGTACCAGACCAAAGATAATGACTTGATGGATTATTTCTTCTACCAAATATTGCACCACATGATTTTATGTGATCGCTTGTAAATCTTTTAACAACAGGATTGTCAATATCAAAATCTATATATTGATCTAACCGAAGTCCTATTTGTTTTGTTGTGTGTTCTATTCTCCATTCTTCTTTCGTAATCTTAAAATCAGGGTCGGACCATTTTTCAACCACCGCCTGCTTTGTATCGCAGGGTATGATCACCCGTCCCAGATCTATCCAATCTTCGTACGTAACCGGAGCTTTATTTATCTTATCATTCATAAATTAAAAGTGGGCGTATCCACTCTCGCTTCGACGCCCACTACCTAGGATCTTATAAATTTAAAGATTTTTTAGTTTGTTCTTGAGTTTCAGGTTTTGCTTCTATCTCACCCTTACCTACAGAATCTGCAAAAGATTTTGCCATATCATAGATAGCTTTATCTGTGACTGGTCCAACCTTCGATACATCCCAACCAAACCATGTTCCTTTGTCATTAGACATCTGAACAGTTGATAGTTTATAAATGTGGCTGTAAGTTGGCGGAGTAAACAAACCATTTTTACCCTGCATCTTTAAACCCATCATCATTGAATTCCATTTTCTACTAACTTTTAATTGAGTAGACTTCATAGATATCAACGCTGTCTCCGGGTTATCACCAACTACAAGTACAAAATGACTAGCGGTATTATCTAGATAATTACCATTTGGTAATCTGTCCTTATAATCTTTACCTCTAGTTGTTTGGCTAATGATATCACTATCTGCATCGTGTATCGCAACAGGAGCACCAGTGCTGGTACCTCTATCTTGCCATTCAATGTACTGTCTCTTGTAGTGACATGGTACAACATTAATAGAATCGTACAATGCGTTAGTGACAGTGTTTATGATTTTGCCTGGCTCTGCGCCCTCGACATACTTACCATCTCTTTTGTTTACCTCTGGAGATAGTTGTCCCAAAATTTTTAAGAATGGTAACGCAAGATCTTCTTGCGAAATATTCTGGGCTCCTTGTTGTGCATCTGCTTCCATATCAAATGTAGCTAATGCACCATTCTTTTTTTCTGTTACTTGGTTCATGTTTATTTGTTCCTTTTTATTGTTGTCTTATTCTCCGAGAATACCCCGAAGATTTCCGTTGGCATTTCTTTACCTGCCTCAATACGCTCACGGACTAGCGCTTTCAAAGTCATGGGTTCTACCTTCATCTTTTGTGTCGGTTGGAACCCTTGACCTTTTGCAAGATCGGCATAATCAGCCGCCTTGTTATCTTCGTTGCGACCAAAGGATACGGATATCTCGTTTTTGATTATATCCCCTAGTCCATTGTTACGAAGCCAGTTAAACGCCGCTTCTTTATTTGCTTCTGTAATAGTAGCACGATACGACGTTGAAACTTTTAGATGTGATCCATCATGAAGTTTTAATTCTGCTAAACCCATTTCAGACATCATGGTTGGTATAACCTCTCCCGAAATATGGTCCCTCTGTTTTTTCATCATCTTCAAATCGTTTTCTAAATCTGCAATACGATCATCACATGTTTCTAATCTTTCAACTTGATCTGCAAGTGATTGAACACCTCCAGTATTTTTCATTGCATCTTGTTGGTCTTTTTCAAAATCAATTGTCATCTATTTCTCCTTTCTCGTATAGATTAATTTCAATAGGATAATATTTTCTTTCTTGTTTATCCCACTTCAATACATTGTATTTGCCGTTTGTAATATCAGAT